CTTGATATTGCTGAACTGCTCCGCCGTCTCTTTTGGATGTGTAAAATAAAATTGATCCTTTAACTGTAAAAGGATCTCTTAATACTCGAATTCCAATTCGATCTACAATCATGTACCCCGCTCCGAAATCTCCGTAAGCATATGATAAAGCCCCAGGAGCAATGGTAGGAAAGTCAGTTGCAAACATTACCGGAGCACCTAATAGAGTGCCGGGTTTTCCATCAATAATTCCTGCGTTATCAACTGCCCATATGTACCGACCGAAACCGTCTTTCAGCTTTCGGACTTCGTTTACTGTTTGTCGTTTCATCATCCATTTAGCGTTTGGCTGGAACTCCTCAAATAAAGTATTTTGAATATCATGGAAACCGTCATCAGTGATGCCACCGGCAGCGCCTGATTTAACTTGCTCAATAGTTCCAAAAACTCCGTCGCCGTCAGGGTAAGAAAGAATTCCTCTGGGTCCGTCCGTTCCATCACCTAAGATGAAATCAGTCGCCTCATCCCGAGAGAATTTTGCTTGAACTTTTCCTGCATGCCACTGCTCAACATTAAATGCAGCGTCATCGATTAATACTTGAGTCATTTTTGGTTGAGCCGATCTCATATGAGTTTCGATTTTCACCATTCGAATTCTATTGGCTCGGGTCTCGTTTGGCACTTGACGCTCACCCTGTCTTTCAGTGACGGGCTCATCATCATCATATGGAAACTCAATTGCGTTGGTTCCTGTTTGATGCACCTCTGCTACTGAACGCATAGGGGAGGTTTCGAATCGTCGGGTTCGAATTCTTGTGAGCATTTCTGGTCTTACAAAAAATCCGACACTATCAAGGTTATCGACAGACAATGTTTTCACATCGTCCACACTTAATTCTTGGTTGAAATGATCGCGAAGCATTTGCATGTCCTCACCATCGTTTTTGAGATCTCCACCACCTCGGAATAATTTGGTCTGGACTTCATGGAGTTTGGCCTCGACTTGCTTTTCATTCAATTCTGGCTTGTCCTTACCCTCACCATGACGCTTAAGGGCTAGGGCCATTTTTGTGATTTTTTCTTCCATAACTGAAAGACCCTCAGTGTGCTTTTGGACCTGTTCTTTTACAATTGGGTCCTCACCGTTTTTGCCTTCAATCGTTTTTAGGCGCTCATCATTGGCCTTTTTGAAATCTTCGAAACTTTTAGTGAAGGACTCTCCGAACTCTTTTATCTGCAATTCAGGTGACGGCACATTATTCTCCTTTGATGACTTTCATGAATTGTGCGGTCGAGTGGAGAATTTGCTTTTGAAGCAGGTCCGGCTCGGTGCCATTTGAAGCGGCTCTAATTTTGAGTGCCTCTATGATTTGTTTTCCATTGTACCCGAGATCTTCCATCTGTAAATAAAATTCATCGACGCTGTTTGTTAGGACTGTTTCAAGGTCTTTAGCATCTGAAACTAAAGCTAATTGGTTCATTGGAAAGGGTGTGTGTGAATGCTCAACCATTCTGATTTCTTTCAAAACTCTCACAGTTACTTTATTAATTGTCTCTTCTATTGCTTTTATTGCAAAAAAACCAATTGATAGTCCTAATTTTGCTAGACCACCGTTTTTATTTATTTTCATTCCCAGCCTAATTTCTCCTAATATTGACCTAGCCATTGGTTCTTCTAGATTTAATTGCTCCTCTATCATTAGACCAAAATCGTCCTCTTTTGCTTTAAAATTGAAACCAATTTGTTGATTGGTAATGTGGTTTTTAAAAATGGGCCAGGTTTGTTTCGTTTCTCTTAATGTCTTTCTAAAAGCACCTTTAAGAATTTTGTCTTTCCCAAAATCAATGTTATTGAATACCGCAGCGTGTCCCTTAATAATTCCTGAATCAGTGGGCTCATCATCAAATTTCAGTTCAAGTTTAGCTATGGATTTTGTTTCTTCAGCCATCATCTACTCCAATGTTGAATACTTCTTTGGCAAACCGGTTGAGAATCGCGGTGTAGTTCTTTTTGAATATCTCTTTGAAAATGTCCTCATTCTTATTGAGAACACTGGCGACTATGATTTCTATTTGATCAAATGATTTTAAACCGTCAAGCGCATCTAATAGATCATCGCGCTCAGATCTGAATATTTTCCTTATGCCTGTGCGAAATCTTTTCACATCTCTTAAACGTTGACGATTTGTTTTGAACCAAAACCTTCGCTTTGCAATTGCTGATTTAAGATTAAATAACTTTTGGTCTCGGCTATACACTAATGTGCAACGACAATTAATTACCTGACCGGGAGGAGCGGTCGGATCACCTGGGCCATCCATTTGAGTATTTGAACTTTTCTCGGAAGGTACTGAGAATAAATCATGAACACCGACCTTAACACCTTCCATCTGTCTGTGTGTATCTCTAGATCTACCGTCATTGGATGGCACCCATTCTTTCATCATGTTAGGTATTTTTAAATCTTTCGCGGCCTCTAAACTTCCTTGGTTACTTGCTATTAAAGTCTCAGTCCTTGCTATCTTTATTGCTCGGGCTCTGGAGAACTCAACATAGGTTTTTTTAACAGTCCGTTGAATCTCTTTAGCTATCACCGTTACAGGTTGATCAGAATTATCTATGATGGCGTCTCGAATATTTCGGATTACTTTTTCTTTTGTTACTCCGTGAATCTGAGTTATTTTTTCAGCACCACGCGATTCAATCCAGTTCTCTAAAAAGAACTGAAATAAATCCTCTGCTTGCTTGTGCTCACCGCTTTCTAAGATCGACTTGTCGTCGTCATCATGGTCAGTATTATCGTCATCGTCGTCGTCGTCATCGTCTCCGAAATCCTCACTCATTTGACTGAGAGGAATAAGGGTAGCTGATTTGTAAATCTCGTCAGCTAAAGGATTTACAATTGGTTCGAAGCCTGCCTGTTCTCTTTTCTCGTTATCCGTCATCCATGTGGTTTCACTTAGACCTGCCCATATGGTTCTCTTTTTTTCTGCAATGACCGGTATCATGTCAGGGTTGTATCTAAGAACTAAATTATCCTGACCGTATTTCGGTACTAACCAATTGTTCCACTCATCCTGGACAATATTCATGTAAGGAAAAATGGTGTCCTCTAATAACGAAAGCCGAGCCTCTTTTTGATTGCTAAACGTATTGTCACCTTCAATCCCTAACAACATGGGAGGATAACCAAGACCGTTTGCGATTTCCCTAGCTGTTGAATTCTTTCCCTTTATCCAATCCATTTCTTTTGCGTTGAGTGCAGTTTGTTGCCACTTAACTCCACCTTGAATTATCATCGACCTTCCAGCATTAGGAGCTCCAGAATATTTTTCCCTTAGCTCCACCTCGACATCTCGTCTTTGATTTGTATTTAGCTTTCCTTTTGGATTTGAGTCGGTTTTCTCCACTATGAAATTTCCCGCCGGTCTGGCAGAGTTTTTCAACAGGGCTAGGTTCCACGTAGAACTTTGGTTATGTTGATCGACGCTAAGTGCTAAAGGTTGGAACGGACTCATACCCCACGTTATGTCATTCGTGTTGAAAGTTTTAATATGAAGTATTTGAGAGTTCATATCTATTGGGTCGACGTCCCAAACAACACTGTGGCCCTGCTCCATAAATTCATAGTGATGAGGAAAACCGTTAGAGCCGTTTAATATCCTCATTCGATCAGGCCGCACACAATATAATTCCAATGGAGGTTGTTGAGACACTGGAAAGAAATTTTGCTTATCAGGTATCTCCGCTGTTACTCCCTCTATAAATAGATTTCCAGTGATCCAATACCACGCAGTGATACATTCGAAGAAACAAGACTGACCATTTAACGGATTGGGTTTTCTAATGAGATCAAGCAACGGGTGCACCGTTACCTGTTTTAAATCTCCATTGGTTTGACGTTCAAATAACTCCCATGGGATTTGCGCAGCGGTGCGGGCTATCTTTGAAATCGCCGTATACGCAACCGAATTGGCATCATAAGATTCTCTGGCTATCTGTTCTAAATTTCTTTTAGAGGCTTGAGGTTGACTTACCATGCTGATTACAGATACGGCTCTGGACGCACTGGCTTTTGTGGAAAATAAATCTGCGAAGAAATCCTTAATACTCATATGTTGCCCTATCTTAGAAGTCTAATTCAGTGATTAATATGCTGTCGCTTTCTTCTCCCATGAGTTGTAACAAGGCCTGGCTAGCGGCGTCCACTCTGTCATCAAATTGGCCTTTTGGAAATAATTTGCATTCTTCAATAAAATCTTTGACCCAGTTGAAGTCCTCCCCAGTATCTGCATTATGCTTTTGAGCAAATGGATTGTCATCTGATGGATTTGGTAAAAAGACGCTACCCGCTTCAATTTCTGGCTGAGATGCCTGAGCTCTTTCAAGTTTCGATCCCTGAGGTTGTACTAAAACAATATCATCCAGTTTGGAGCGTAGCATGCTTTCAATTCCGATCCCATTTGCAGCGCTCTCAATAAACTTTTGGCTGGTATTATCCCATTTAGTTGAAAACATTAACACTTTTCGCAGAGTTTCGGCAAATCCCCATTGGCCACGCGTCTCATCAATTAGATAGTACCTGTCGTTTTTGGAGCCCCAAATTTGCCCGACTACGTAATCACTGTCCTCCTCATCTTTGAAACTCATATCCCATGACTGGACTAGCCATGACATTTCCTTTGCTTTTTCTTTTGGGTCCTCATCATAGTACCGCCACCATTTTGTATTCCATACTGAGCCCTCCTGAACCGTTGGCCTCTGTTGGTACAGAGAAGTCCAGACTTGTTTGTTTCGTCTTTTTTTATTTAAAGCCTTTACATCGTAACGCTCTGGGCATAAAGCATCGCCTGGTTTTCTACCGATCTCATCTGGATATTCACATATGGCAGGAAAATTAATCAACCTCCATGGTTCAGGAGAATCTCTCAAAAGCCATCCGGCTAAATCATCGTGGTGCCACCGAGTCATTAATATTATAATTGTGGCCTTAGGCTCCAATCGGGTATCGATGACCCAATCAAACCAGTCTTTCTGGGTCTGGCGAAAAAGTATGGAGTTAGCGTCTTTATGGTTTTTGACGGGATCATCAATTATTAAAAGGTCTCCACCCTTTCCTGTGAAACCACCGTCAAGACCAGAGGCGATCATTCCACCCTCATTTGTGGTGTTGAATTTATTCGCAGCGTATGAGTCCTTAGAAATCCTGACGTTCAAAATATGAGGGTTTGCGTCAATAGTATTTCTAACCTTCCTACCCCATGTGCGTGCAAATTCACTCTGATAAGTGGCCAACATCACGTTTTTGTATGAGTACAGTTCTAAAAACCAAGTAGGTAACCAATGAGAAATAAAAGTAGATTTGCCATGCCGTGGTGGAACCGTCAGAATAATTCTACCGTCACCCTCATAAATAGCGTTCCTACAAATATCTGCAATGTGTAATAGGTAATTCCACGGTAGCCATCGGTTCTCTGACACTCGCATTGCAAAGGCATCAGGAGAATACCTCCATAGCTCACTTGGTTTTGGTACTATCAGGCTTTCCAAGACTACTCACTAGTTTCATATAGGCTTTTTTATTTTCAGGATCGGTCAATGATTTCAATACCATTTGAGCGTCAGGTTCTTTTTTCTCTTTTACTTCAATTTCCTGCCTTATAATTCCTGTGTCCCTGCCCATGGTTCTATCGAGTACGAATTGAATTCTGGTAATGTCCTGAGTTTCAAGAATTTCTAAAAGCAGTCCAATTGCCATATGCTCCAGCCATTCTTTCCCCTTTCTGTTTTTTACCAGTTTCATGGTCTCGGGGTCAGTTCGAATATATTTGGTCAGCAGTTCATTGAATTCTAGAGCGTTTAATTTTCTGAGTTCTTTCATGTTTTTGGATATCTTAGGCCTACCTAAAGGGTTTCCTGATTTGCCCTTTTCGAATGGCCGACCTGGTATCTTTTTCTTTTTCTTTTTCTTTTTCTTTTTGCTGTTCATTGCTGTTATCTCTCAAAAGGTGCTGATGTGGTGCTGTTATGAGTAGGATAACAAAACTATGAGATCTATGTACGGTGCGGTGAGTTAGGTTTATTCGGTAGCATTAAAAGTGGAATCTCAGAAATAAGCCAATGATTGAGAGATGAGCCTTTTCTGATTTTTCGCGCAATTCTATTAAAGAGGTATTCATCTAAATTACAAAAGAATTCAGGCTCGTCGTAGAGCTCACATGATCCAATGTCAAATATCAGACCTTTTGTGTCTGCCGATTTCAAGTCTACTGTTAGTAGCCATTGCCTAGATTCTCTGCACATGATCTATTTTAAATCCCACTTCTCAGGAGCCCTGACTATATCTTTTTTACAGTAATTACAATGGGATGACTCCTCACCTGTTCTCAAATCCTTATGAATAATGTCGGCAGGTTCATGATTCTCACAGTCCATTTGAGTAACTGGAATAAAATATCCTTTTGTGCCTTTACAACCATAAGCGAAATGACCCTCAAGTTTGTGGGCTACAGCCTTTTCAAATATTTCTGTCCAGTGCCTTTGGAAATATGCAAAAATACTGGATGGCGCTTTTAAACCACCTTCGTATAATTTACAGAACTCGTCAAAAGATGGTAAAAACTCACTTGGTAGATTCATCACTTACCTTCCTTTTCAGTCATTTCCTTATGTTTAACCGTGACAGTATTTCGAATCATCTTGTGCATATGGTCTATAGATTCAGGTTTGTCGTAGATCTTGAAATAACAGGGCTTTTTACCTTCAATTTTAAAGTCTCCTACGCGGGCTCCACCTTTTTCCATCACCTCTAGCATTTCATTACCTAACTTAAGAGTCATGTTTATGAGCCAATCATCGCCTTTTAGGGCAAAGTCCATACACAATTTTCTATTTTGCTGTTGCTCGGTAGGATTTTCAAGCGTCCAATATTTTTCAACCACAAAAATGTAAAGCTTGTGAAACTCATCTGAGGTTACATCCATCCTACCTATTGATTTGATTAGGTTTTGAATTCCCATTATTTTCACCCATCTCCTTTTGACCCTGGTTGGTTTTCAAAAATATCGTAGGTCCATACTAGGGACGCAGAGATACTAAATTCTCGAAGTTTTCCATCAATTGTCACTTGAATATCGCAGTTATCATTTTCACTGAAACATTGCTTCATATAATTTTTAAGGGCGTCCTCAATGTTATCACCCTCAATGGTGTCAACGTCGATATGTGATTCTGAGGAGCAACAACCTAAATGTGTCATCTCGAATTGCATTATTCCTCCCATTCCAGCCGGTCGCTTAACGTCCCACGGCATTCGACGGCTATCTCTAAGTGCTTAGAGGCTCCGTTTAGCGTCCAGGGCGCGACGTGTACTCAAATTGGCTTTGTGCCGCGTGAGTTCTCATTTATCTTTAATTGAATTTCTATCAAAGCTTTTAGTTTTTGAGTGTACCGATCAAAATTATATGAAGCAATGTTTCAGTGAAAATGATAACTGCGATATTCAAGTGACAATTGATGGAAAACTTCGAGAATTTAGTATCTCTGCGTCCCTAGTATGGACCTACGATATTT